CTGTCAAGGCAATCTTGTCTGAGGCGCACCAAAAAACATTTTCTGTAGAAAATTCTGTTGCAATTCCAGATGTAACGATTTCATCACCTAATTTTTGAATAGAGAAAATGTTAGCAAATTGATTGGCGGGGCTGTCAACTAGAGAGAGTTCCATAAGTTCATATTCTTTTACAACCCTTACTGCGCCACGATCAGCATCTTGATCGTCCATCTTATTTTCAAAATCTACAATTCTGCCACCGATTGAAAAACCTGTAAGGGTACCATCTAGAACCATTTGCCAAATATTTTCTGCACCTTTAGAGATGTATGCGTCAACGAATATTCCGCTGTATGTTTTTCCAGTTTCTTGATCATAAAAAGAATTCTCACGGAAGGAAATAACTTTTCCAGCAGGAATTGGCTGATGCATCAATCGGACATTTCCTCTAAAGTTTTCAAAGGCTTTTCTTGATGCTTCTGATAAAAGAATGTCCCCTTGACGATCTATGTTGTCAAGGGTGGCGAATCCGCTAACTACTCTACGTTCTTCATCTATTTTAGCAATAGGCATAGTAAGACGGAGACTGTCTCCATCTACATCGAAGTGTGCTTTATTAATAATCATAACAATTAAATTATATTATATCTAAGTTTATTAATTTTGCTGCCTACCTTCTCCTTGGGTTGCTCTTCCTAACTCATCGTTATCTGGAGCATTTGAGGCACGTTGCTGATCTCTTACTCTATTTCTTGTTGACTGTGCAGTTTGCTCTGCTTGTGCTTGAGCATTAAGAACAACGGGGGTGTCTCCACTAGGAAGGGTGGACATTCCAAGTCGCTCTCTTACTTCATTAGGAACAATAACTTGCATCCTCAGGTACCGCTCATCAATCTTAGATCTTGTTTCCTCATCAGTAAGGGTGAGTTCATTAAACTCAAACTTGAATGCATCAGTTTTCTCAGCAATTATTTTGTTGATTTTCTTTTCTAATGCATCTTGGGCTGGTCTGCATACTTGTTCCTTAAAGGTTCTATCTGCTTCTCTAGCCGCCGCCAAACCAATTCCTTCTGTAGATCCTACTTTTGAGGAGGGTACACGGTGAGCCATAAGGATTTCATCCTTATTCATCTTCTTGTAGTTATTGAATGATGAATCCTGGATATTAGTCTCAATAGGCTCCATCTTCATTTCTACCTTATGATCTGGAGTATCGCCAGGAATGGGGATAATGGCTGTTCTATGGGACTGTCCGCGCAGATTACCTTGGAAAAATTCAAACAATCTTTCTTCTGCTGCGCGGCTCATCTTTGCACCCTTAAGCCAAAAGATGTAGCGGGGAACAGCCTTATTCTCAAAGTACTCTAGATTAAAACGAGAAGCAAATTCATTTCCTGCCATTGCATTCTTTGCTGCCACAATTGCAGGTAGTCCATAATAAGTATTTGTTGGAGTGTAATTCTTGATATTAATTATTTCGTTTGGCCTGGTGTCGTTGGTAATAGGATTCTTTTCTTCACCTTGGAAGTTACGGAAGAATACAGCCTTACCGTTAACAATTTGGACAAACCCATCTCTTAAACGACGTACTCTCATTGTTGGTGCAGGAATATGTCCAATGTAACCAATTTCTCCAGTTGTTTTTCTTCCAACTTCAATGTACCCATTCCCCGTTGACTCTGCATCAATGTAGGCCTTCATCAACGTCATGGTGAATGTATCGTCGTCATTTCTTGTTTCTAGCCAATCAATTACACGATGCTTCTGGCGAGCAAGATTTCTTCTCACTCTACCAATTTCTTCTGTGCTTGAAATGGATTCAAGTTTTTCCATGACATTGAGGGTAGGCAACAAATCATATCCAAGGCCAACAATATTTGCCACCTTAGCATTGATTGCTGAATAGTTGGGGGCAGATAGTTCATAGATCTTAGCCAATGCATAAGGAGTATAAAGAGGCTCTACAACGTCAAAGATGCCGTACCCATACTTATCTGGAATAATCTGCTTAGATGTAGCGTCGTCGCCAGCATACATGTTATCTTCTGCTGTTACAATTTCGCCTCCTGCAGTTATGAGGCTTTTGTTTAATTTACGTCTAACGGATCTTTTAAAATTTTGTGATAGACCATTTAGGTTAAGAATTGAATCGGCATCCTGGCTGAAATCATCTTTGTCTACAGGAATAAATGATTCTGGACTCATGGCCTTACTCAGGCCGACGTTATCTATCCAGGTCTCTTCTGGTTCTTGCTGCATCTCTCCACGCTCCTGTGTCACCGTAACTTAATAAACCATTCTCCATGCGGTACTTATCTTCCTGATATTCCTCTTCTGTTACCCGCCCAATACCAGGAATGAATACTGCCTGACCATCTGGTTGACCATAATGTGCCGCAACCTTACGAAGTTCAGCCATCTTTGTTATATCTCCGCGCTGTGATGGAATGTTAAGAACATTGTCATCATCATCTTTGAATACTCCACCTTCTGGTAGAAGCCATACATAGATGCCGAAGTTACTTTTATCTCTTACTACTTGAAGTCCCATGTACCAAATAATACCACACTAGGCATTATTTGACTGTATTGTGTTCAGGTATGAGTTAATTTTTACCACTATTGGCTCAACGTTGAACCCACTCGCAGTCTTTATGAAAGAGATTCGGTTGAAATACTGTCCATATAAAACTTTAACAACATCTCCTACAGAACTTGAAACGGTAATAAGTTGTGAAGATGATGTTAGCCTATATATTTGATTGTCCGCTAAAGATAAAATATTATCCCCAATACTTACATTTACTGAGTCTATGTATAAGTTATCGTTGGTCATTACTGATGCAGAAACAAATTTACTAAGGCTATCTTCTGCCACCGCACTTATATCCATCAGATATTTGTTTTGTCCAAATGATGGCTGATAAATTACATTTGTAGAGGCAGAGGTGAAATTAGTTTCTGGGTAATCAATAATGTTGATAGAGTATGAAGCCGAAGGTGGAACGGTCAATTTATTTGTCGTGCCGCCTGTAAATTCTTGATGAAGGTAGCCAACTTCTGAGTCAGTAAACGAGTTCTCTAGTATGTAAAGATTTTGTATGTTGAAGTTACTTGATGCAGCATGTCCGAATCTAATTAGAAAATTATTGGTGTCATAGGTGGCCAACTTATCATTAAAAGAGAACGTAACATGCGCCCATTGTTTACCTGGAATGACTGACCCAGATACTCCGTTTACATATAAAGATGTTGAGGCAGAGTTAAATGTTACAGCACCAGATAAATTATTGACGCTTGCAGAAAATAATGATAATTGTGCGGCTGAAGAGGAATATATATTTAAAAGGGTATAGGTTTTATTTTCGCTATCATTAAGTCTAATAAATGCTCCGACTGAGCCTAAATATTTAATCATTTGATTCATATTATAAACTAATATTGATGAAAAGGGTATAATTATTTATAAATGGAGGAGAATAATGCGTGAAGAATTAAATGGAATGGTTTATGATTTAGAATTTTTAACTACTTATTGGCCTACTATTGTAGAAAATTCTTGGTTAAACATCAAGGACGAGCCCAATGGTTTTAAGAAAGCCTTTTTAATAAACAATTCCGATCACGATAATAAGTATATTATATTTGATAATAATTACGACATTAATCCAGAATTTATTGTTGCATCTATTGGATGGTTTACCGGATTAAATGGCAACGTATTTTACGTTACATCTTTAACTGTAAATTCTTCTTTTCAGAGCAATGGAATTGGGTACTGGATCGGTAGCGCTATTAAATCTTATTTAGCATATTACAATCAAGTTCTTCTAATGCCTCCTCCCCTTGATCAACGCGAGCCATTTGTTAATGAGATGTTAAAAAAGTGGTGTATAGAATACCAAGATAATTTTACTAAATTCTTAGCAGAAGATGGAAATTATTATACTTATTCTGAATGGCTAGAAACCTTTAACTAAAGACAGGAATATTAAATGTCCAGCATATATGTTTCTATATGTAGTTTATCTGACTCTGAACTAATAAAATCTATTAAGAGTTGTTTATCTCAATCTAGCGGAGAGAATGAAATATTTTTAGGAATTGCTCATTCATCTAGAGTTTTAAGTAAAGAAGATATATTAAATATTGGAAAAGAAATACAGCAAATAGTTCCTAAAAGTAATTTTAAATATTACAGTTCAACTAATCACATGGGTACAGGGGTGGGAAGAAGGAAGGCTTATGAGATGTACTCAGGAGAGGATTATATGCTCCAAGTGGACTGCCATAGCCTTTATAAAAAGAATTGGGACTTAACTCTTATCGATCAATTAATTCGTGGGCAACGTATCTTTGGAAAATCTGTTATAACTGGCTACCCTGATTCTTATTTTTATACTGAAAATGGAATTAGTTTGCGGTACTCATGGTTTCCAGCAGTATCTTATTTTATTGATACTAATATCTCATCCACTCAGTACCGCGATGACCCAAGTATATACAATATACTCCCCAATTTTAATGATAGAGTGGTTGATGACTCTCAAGGAAATTTTGAATTGAACCAAAAAATTTCTGGAGGTTTATTATTTGGAGATCAACAATTCGCTGAAAACTATGACTCTTTAATACAATACGACTATACTCTTCCAGAGGAAGAGTTATTTATGTCTATAGAATTAATCCATCATGGATTCAAACTGCTAACTCCACTAGAGCCTATGCCTGTGGCTCATCTTTACTATGAGGATATTAATTCTATTGGGGGTAAAAGAGAAATTCTATCCACAGAATTTTTATATAGAAGTGAAGCAAAAGAAGAAATCATTAATTATTATATTTCTAATAAACACAAGATTAAAAAGTTTCAAGAGTACGCTAAAGTTAATATGCAAGATTTATTTATTGATGGTGTTCGGGGACTTAGTAATGAAAACGAACTTATTAATAGTTTTCTAAATTAAATATTAAACTGATTTTATTTTCACTTTCATTCATTTTAATAAGTTTGTTCCCAAATCTTGATAAATAAATATTTTTATCACCATTAAAAAATGATTTATTCACTTCAAATAGGTGGGACTCTCCATCTCTTTCTTTTCTTCCAGAGACTTTTGGATGATGAAAACTATATGCATCGTATTCTAAAAATACTAACTCTGATAATTCTGATGCTCTCAGGCAGAAGTCTATACTTGATATTATTGGGTCTAAAAGATTTTCATTGAACCCGCCAACTTTTTCCCAAGAATTTTTATTTAAAATAAAAGCCTCTCCAGGATAAAAACTATTACTTTGAGACTCTATCTTTATATCAAAAATTTCATTATCTATGATAGATTCAATAAATTTTTTATCTATGTCTGAAACTCTTAAAAGTTTTAAGAATGGTTTTACAATAGAAGATCTTTCTTTTATTAATTTCAAAGAATCCTCTATTGCCATATCAAAGATCAGGCAGTCTGCATTTATTAATATAACTTCATTATCATCGTAGTTAGTGAAGGCCATATTCCTTGACTTAGACAGGTTAAAGTCATCATCTCCTGAGTCTAGAGCGACTACGTTATACCCCAAGTTATTATAATATTCTTTTACCACTTTGAACATTTCATTCCTATTGGTTATACTGTCTTCTCTAAAAGGAATATAAATATTTTTATTTGTAGATGATATCAACCTCGGGCACCTTCCACCACGGTTCACACCTAGATATCTCTAGGTTGACTCCTGAGTATTTTTGAAAAGAAATAGGGCTTCTAGGAAGAAAACCAAAATACTCTTCTTTATTGAGAAATTTTTTAATTATTTCATTTTCATCTAACGGCAACGGGGTCTTATTTTCTATAGTTTTTATATATTTTTCATAAAAAATTCTTTTTTTGTACATTGAGTCATATTCATATTTTTGATCGTGTAGCCTGTGTTGTGAGTTTAAATATTTATGGAAGAAAAATGTTTCTTTCGCCCAAACAAGATTATACCCTCTGGCATACGACAAAGATGATTGATAAAACTCTTCTAGCCAAAAAGATATTCTTCTATCTAAATTAAGATTAAATTTAGTTACCCATGGATCTGCTTCCGTAAAAGTAAAATGAGCAGATATTTTTTTAGCAGGCAAATACATTTCATCTATTAAATGTGGAAGAATAAATTGCCCAGCCATATTTAAAGGTACATCATTTGGATAGGGAAAGATACTTTTAGTTTGAATGTTAGACCTATATCTAAAATGAGTATAGTCAAAAAACTGCCACCTTGGATCATTATCATTTTGTACAAACACTATATCTTCATACTCAAATACGTCTAGACCATCTACTCCTGGAAGAAGTTTGTCTATTTCTAGAGGGGCATCTTTGTCGGATTTAATATAATATGGGGCTAAATATGAAGTTAAAACTAGTCGTTTGCCAAAACTTTTTTTTGCATTCTCATAAGTCTCTATTACTTTTTCGTCCCACCCTTTTACAAACATTGTATGAGAATCTAATGAAAGATAATAATCTTCATTATTATAATGTTTTAAAGGCTCTGTTCTTCCAAATCCAACCCCTGGGTAATTATTCCAATATAAAATATCGTACTTTATATTTCTTTTTATTTTTGAAAGTTGTTGATCAAAGTGATAGAAGAACGGGGCTCCTACTTCTGATATATCTGATTTTTTCCAAAAGATAGTGCTGCCTAAAAAAATTCTTTCTGGGTAAGTTGCTGATTCGAAAAGTCTTTTAACCGTATGAAGATATTCTCTATCATTCATAGACGGTATAGATACAAATATAGACTTTTTATTCATAATTTTTTTTCACCCAGATATTATTTCTATATCCAGAATGGAAGTAATCAAAAACTTTTTTATTTGTTTTAACAAACCATTCTTGATCATGTGGATTAACTTCTGATTTCCAGTTCTCTCTCTTAAAAAAAATCATTTGATACATAGGAGTACCTTTTGGAATTATTCCTTCGAACCCATCTTTTATATAGAATTGAATTTTACCACCTACAGGCCATTTATCTGTATCAATGACTCCGCTTATTGTATAAAATGGTAAATTATTTTGGTTCAGCGGGTGGGTGTATAGTGTAGACCATCCCTTAGGAGTCTGAGGCTCCCATTGGGTCCACCATGCTAACATTTTATCATAGTACCCAGTTTCTGGAAATATTGGATTTTTATCGTGCCCATCTACAAAAAGATTTTGTTCTGGTGCTGCAAAAGAAACTTGAATTTCATTGTCTAATCTAGTAACTGCTATGTCGCACCATGTTTCCTGAATATAGCCAGTAGTAAATGAATCTAGCAATGGCATACAATGTTTTGCAGTTGTATTTGCTCTTTTACCAAAAAATTTAGGTCTATTACCAGTCGTAAATTGCGGTAGTTTTTTATACCATTCTGGTATATAATTTTTTGCTGGCTTTGGCGGATCTATAAACTTACTAGCAAATTCGTTCTGAGGTATCCATTTTACCTTCATTATGAAAAATCCTTTCTCTGCCACATCTCTTTTTTATACCCAGAAGAAGCATGTCTTCTAACTTTACTATTTAAAACATCATATTCCATCGGCCTCATTGACCTTTTATCACTTTTCCAAGTGTCTCTTTTAAAAGGAACGATACTCATCATTGGGGTGCCCATGGGGATAATTCCCTCAAAACCCTTTTTTAAGAAAAATGGATGATTTCCAGTAGCATACCACTTATCAGTATCCATTACTCCAGATATTGTATAGAATGGTAGTTCGGGCCTATTTATTGGATGTGTATAAAAAGAACTGTATCCATCAGGAGTCTGGGCCTCCCAATGAGTTTGCCATGTAAACTCTAATTGATAATAATCATCTGGGATTGGCATAGAATGTTTATTTGGTGCCCCACGATATCCAATAAGATCAAAAATTTTATTTCCGTGTATCTTAATGTCATTTTCATCAAAACCAACTTCAACAACTAGGTCACACGGCGTGACTGCTACATAGCCAAAAGTCCAACTATCAAAAAATGGCATACAGGCTTTAAATGTAGTATTTTGATTACCAAAATGTTCGTCAAAGTCGGGTGTTTTTGTTCTATGAGTTGACATATCCTTATACCACTCTGGCACTAATGTTCTGGCTGGAACAGGAGCCTGTGTCGCCTCTGCAATAAATTCATCTTTAGCCACAAAAGTTATATCTAAATACTCTTTAACTGTATTTTTATTTTTTTTAAAAATCACTTATATACCTTTCTGCTCCACCATTTTCTCTTATATCTATTTATAAAGTTGCTATCATGAAAATTATGCATAGAAGAATACTTCTTCTGATCGAACTCTCCTTCCGAAGAGGACCA